CGACCTGAACGAATTCCGCCGTCAGTGGCTGCTGGCGTTTCAGGAGAACGGGATCCACTCAATGGCGCAAGTCGATGCAGGTATGCGCATTGCCCGCCGCCAGGAGCGCCCATTCCTGCCTTCGCCGGGCCAGTTCGTCGCCTGGTGCAAACAGAGCGGCGGGGTGCTGGGCGTCAACGTTGACCAGGTGATTGCCGAATACTGGGACTGGCGTAACCGTTCGTTTGAATTCACTTCCAGTGAACAGTTCCCCTGGTCGCAGCCGGTCATGTACCACATCTGCGTAGAACTGCGCCACCGCAGCACCGAGCGCCAGTTAACGCACGGTGAGCTGGCCCGCGAGGCGGGTGATCTGCTGGATATGTGGGAGAAGCGCGTCACCGAGGGCAAGCCAGTACCGCCTGTGCGCCGGGCGCTTGCAGCACCGGCTGCCGAGCATGGCCCGACGCCAATACAGCTGCTGCTGGCGAAGTACAACCGCAACAAGTCGAACGGGATGGTGTGAGATGAAAGGTAAACAGGCAATTCTGCGTTATCTCGAAACGCACCGGACCTTCACCGCGAAGGATGTGGCCACAGAGTGCGGCATGACCATCAACTGCATCACGAAGAACGCTCTCGACCTGGAGCGGGCCCGCAAGATTGTCCGCGTGAGCAAGGTCTGGCGAACGGTGACTTATCGTCTGGCGACACCGGAAGAGCAGGCCGGCACCGCGCGTAGCTGCACCAACGGAATATTTCAGGAGTGCCGAAACAGTCCGGCGATGAGAAGGGTATTGATGGTTTGTGGGAGGGCAGGGGTATGAAAATTATAAAACTGAGTCAGCAGGCAACAGTTTCTCGTCCGGTCGATTCGATTATCGGTTGGGAAGAGAAAACAATCTACGAGCCAATTTTTATTGTGGCTGAGCATATTGAGTCGTTTTTGTTTGCTGGAGTAAGCCACATCAAAATTACCTCGGGCGAAAAGATAGTTGTACGAGAAACACCTGAAGAAATTCTTGCGCTGCTTGGCGTCGATGTTCAAACGGATAGCCTGAAAACATGGGCTGATATCGCTCAGCAGGAGGCCGCCCAATGAGCAACATCGACAAACAGGCTGTGCAAGCAGTCGCCGATTTGAAAGCTGGTTACACCCTCGGTCACGCTGACGTTGAAATCATACAGCAGATGGCTCTAGATGCGGTGGCGCTGCTGGATGAGCTGGAAGCCAAAAACAAGCAGATTGCAGATTTGAAGGAAGCGTTCCGAATCGCTTTGTCTGCTGCTGGCATCGACGCACCCGCCGCAGACGGTAAAGGAGAGTGATATGGCTAATCATTCAGCAACTTGGAGTATCACACTGCACACTGAATGCCCTGAGTGTGGGGAGTACTTCGACATTATCAGCGTGCAAGATGATTTCTGGACCGATGCTCGTTTTGGCGCTTGTGAACATGACACTCCGGCAACTACAGGCGTCGAGGTCGAGTGTCCTGAGTGTGAACACGAATTCAAAGTCGATTTCGATTACTGAGGACTAACCAATGAGCACTACCCTAAAAGAATGGCTCCTGAAGACCATCGCAGAGCTTGAAGAGGAGCGCGATGCTGTGCCAGGCGCAGTAAACGAAGACGCGGCCAAGGCGCTTGCTGCGATGAAGATTGCGCTGGCATCGCTCGAAGCGGAGGCCGTTGCGTATGTCGACCCGTTCGCTTTCCATAACTTTATCGTCTATCGTGCTGGCGAAACTTATAACAAGCGCATGGGCAGAGAATGGATGTGGGCCAATCCAGACGCCGGGCTTATCCCTGTTTACACCGCCCCGCCAGCCACGCCAGCGCCGGTATCTGTGCCTGATGAAAATGGACTTCTTCCATGCCCATGCTGCGGAGGGCGTGCTGAGTTTGATTATGACGACGATAACCTCAACTGGATATCTTGCAACGTTTGTGGAATCTCGACCGACACCACATATCACACAGACGTAGACGCAAGAGATCGGTTGCGTAATGTATGGAACCTCCGCACCGCCATGCTTCAGGGTTCCGATGGCAACTCTCAGGTGATTCCGGATGGCTGGAAACTGGTTCCGATTGATTTGACCGGAGCAATGACCAACGCAATGACAGATGCGATTCTTGATGACCTGCATAACGTCGATGTATGGCGCAGTGTACTCGCAGCAGCACCGCAGCAGGAGGTGAAGTGACGAACAAGATGACGAGAGTTACCATAGATATAAATCAAGGCCCTTAGGGGCCTTTTATTCTATGATAAACGGACTTTGTTTGAGATTGACGCCATGAAGCCCAAGAAGCTAAATGCTGAGCAGCAATACAAATTAGACCTTGAATTGGTCAAGAAGAAGCCTGCGAACCGGACCGAGGCAAAAGCCCATTTGGCCGCACAGTTACGGATCAGCAAGTACAAGACGCAGACCTCTTCCAAAATCCGCGTAGGCAGTTTTAAGGGGCGGAAAAAGGTACATTTCAGTAAGGCGGAACAAGCAGCCAGGTCAGCACTAAATAAAGCAAATGCCATTCGATTTTCCGAAGGGGAGGTCGAGTCCGTCGATACGGATAGAATCTCAGAAAGTAACAAACGCTGGCGCGGGAGAACTGCTGACTAATGTCTGACTGGAATATTGCTGCAAAGCCGCAGGAAGAGCGCGATAAGGTTAATGTTGACCTGGCGGCGTCCGGAGTGGCGTACAAAGAGCGCCTGAATATGCCGGTTATCGCTGAGGTGGTTATGCGCGAGCAACCGGAGCATTTGCGGGACTACTTCCTTGAACGCCTTAAGTTTTATCGCGAGAAGTCGATAACTTTACCGAAAGGTAGTGATCCCGATTATTTAAACAAGGAGGAAGTAAAATGAGTTTTGATTGCCTATTATTCGGAGCTGGACACAAGGGCACACCGATCACTATTGATGGTGATTTTGTTGAAAGAATTATGGGTCCTGTTGCTGAAACTACTAAAAAAGTACCATTTGAAGTTAAAAAATACATGGTGGAAGGCTTTACCTACGTTGTAGCTGAGCATCCGCCTGTAAGCTTAACGCCTGAAATTGTTGACGCGGCTATTACCGCATCTGGAATTCAGCCGCTCGATTGAATTGATTTTCCATAATCAACCCGCCATAATCATGTCATCGGAGCCTGAACAACTCCGGTGACTTCTGCGCATTTAAGGGGACTTAAATGCGACCACAATCTGAACTCCTCGCCTTGTCACAGATGCAGAAATGCACCTGCGATTTTCTTCATTCTGCGTTACCTCTCGGAGGTGGCGTATGAAGCAGCACTACTGCATCGTCAATGACACCGTTAAAGAGAACCTCATCGCGTACATTCGCACCCTGCCGGTAAACCCTCGCACGCCGATGGTGGTCGAGGCCCGGGAAGAGACCCGCACCGATAAGCAAAACCGTCTTATGTGGCCGCTGCTGAAGGACCTGTCTGACCAGGTTGTCTGGCACGGTGAAAAGCTGACCCGCGAGGAATGGAAGGACCTCATCACCGTTCTGGTGAATCAGACTCAGGACCAGGAGCAGAAATCCGCGCCGGGCATCAACGGCGGCCGCGTTTATTTCGGCGTCCGCACATCCAAATCCAGCAAGCGCTACATGGTCGACGTGATCGAGGCGATTTACTGGTTCGGCACCGACCGCGGTGTGAGGTTCTCCGAAGCATCCAGTAAGCGCATCGCCTGGGCGCAAGAGTGGAGGACTTCCCATGGGTAATCCTCTCGCACGCGTCATCATAAACGAAATTTTCCGCGTTCCTGCGCGCCGCAAGCGTAAGCCCGTGGTTAATCCGTCCGACATCCCGACACTGAAAGGCTACACCGCCCGCCTGGTGGATCAGAAATGGCTGCGTCTCGCTGCACGGAGGAATCATGCGTAAACCAACCCGTCGAACCTGCAAGGTCTGCAAAGAGAAATTCACCGCTACCTTCGACAACGTCTGGTGGTGCTGTCCTGAGCATGGCGCCATCTACGCGCTGGATTTGAGGGCAAAGCAGAAGGTGAAAGAGGCCGCTAAGCGTATCAGTGAACAGAAAGAGGCAGAGAAGGCAGGGCGAAAACGCCGACAAGAAAAGCGCGAGTCACTAAAGTCTAAATCCCAGTGGGATAAGGAGGCCCAATCGGCCTTCAACCGCTACATACGGATCCGGGACGAGGGAAAAGAATGCGTCAGCTGCGGCAATCCACTCATCGGCAAGAGCAATTACCTGACAGGCAGCGCCATTGACGCCAGCCATTACCGTTCGCGCGGCGCTGCATCGCATCTCAAATTCAACGTGTTTAACGTCCACTCCGCTTGCACCCGCTGCAACCGGCAGTTGAGCGGCAATGCTGTCGAGTACCGGATCCGTCTGATTGAGCGTATCGGACAGGAACGTGTCGAGCGCCTTGAATCTGATAACGATCCGCGCCGCTTCGATATCCCATACCTTCAGCGCATCAAATCCATTTTCACACGCAAAGCCCGCGCGCTGGAAAAACGCCGCGCCCGCCGACAGGAGGCAGCATGAACCACGCCGACTTCCTGCGGTACCAGGCAGAAAGCGTTAAGCGCGCCTGCATGCCACCAGTAGCAAAGCACAGCCAGACTAAAACCAACCAGCCACATAAGGAAGCCGCATGAACAGTCAGCAACTGGAATACGTACGTCAGCAGCTCATTGTGGCGACCGCAGATATGAGCGGGGCGACGAAAGGGCAGCTGGTAGCTTTCGCAGAGAACGCGCAATTTACCGCGACGGCGCGCAGCCGGGGCCGGAAGAAAGTATTCGACAAGGATAAGCAGCGTATGGTCAACCCGGACAGCCCGCCGATGAGCGGCAGCCAATCCCGCGCCAAAGGCTCGTCGATCGCGCTGGTGGGGCCCGTTGAGTTCGTGACAGCGTCGTGGCGCCGCGCTGTGCTGTCGCTGGAGGACCACCAGAAAGCATGGCTGCTGTGGAACTACAGCGAGAATATCCGCTTTGAGTACCAGGTGGCGATCACTCAGTGGGCATGGGCAGAGTTCAGGGAGCAGCTCGGCGCGAAGAAGTTGGCGGGCAAGACGATGGAGCGCCTAAAGAAGCTGATATGGCTGGCGGCGCAGGACGTCAAAGCGGAGCTGGCTGGGCGTGAGACGTACGAATATCAGGCGCTGGCGTCGCTGGTTGGCGTAACACCAAAGAACTGGTCAGAGACGTTTACGGACCGCTGGGTGGAGATGCGCCGCATCTTCCTGCGACTGGACAGTGGTGCTTTGTTGCAGGTTACGCGATCACGTTCACAACAAAAGGCGACAAATTTAGACTCAAGTCTTGCAAAACTGGATTGAAACGCATATATTTCATGTAAATCTGATATCGTCGCCATAGCTTCGTAGGTCGACAAAAAATTACAAGCCTCGCCATCGTGCGGGGCTTTGTTTATTGTGCTTTATGTAAACCAAGTAGTCTTTAAAAGTTAAAAATCATTTTTAACTTATGTAAAATGTGGCCTCCAGTTAAAACAGAGAGGCCTCATCATGAAGAACTTCCAGCTTTACGTTGGCGGCACTAACAACATCACCTATCGTTACGAAATCAGAAAGGTGGATGATGCTTTTAGTGTTCGAATATTTAACGTCATAAACAAAGTGCACAAAGAGGTTGGTAGCAAGTCACTTCGTTTTGTGTCAGCTCATGATGTCATTGATGAGTGCACATCGCATTACAGAAGGCACGCTGAAGGCCTAAGAGGCTTTTTACGTGGGCTCAAAATGTGGTGAAGTTGCAACTCAACAGACAGGTCGCTCAGGCGGCCTTTTTATTTTCCTGTAGCTAAGCGGTAAAGCTCCCAAATCATAATTGGTTGATTGCTGGTTCGAATCCAGACGGGAGACCCAAACCCACTACCTGGGACTCTTCGGCCAGAGAGCCGACATTGCCTTACCCTCATCTTCCTGGCTTGTCGCCGGGTTTTTTATTCCAGGCCGCAGACAATCAATTCCAGATGCCCCGTAGCTATCGTGTCTGACGGCCTTTTCCCAACTACGACACAGCACCCCGGGCCCGGAGGTGTGGAATGCAACGTATGAACCCAACAAATGGACACGATCTGCCGTACTGGTGGTCGGCGGCCTTGGGACTGTTCTCTTTGCTTAGCCTACAGGATTACGTGTTTATTATCGGCGCGCTGGTATCAGCGTTCTTCACGATAAAAACCTATTACGCAAAACGGAAAGAAGAGCGTGAGCGTATGGCTGAGGAAAGGAAACGAACCCAGCTGCTGGAAAACTACTTATCTGATGTAGGTAAAAAACCTCACTCCGATCGTCCGGCTGCCGCCGAGGTGGTTACGGAGGCAATGCGGAGAATTTCCGGTGGCACAGTTGAAACTGAGTAAGAAAAGCGGCGCGGCGGGCATTGTCTGCTCCGTAGGAACGATCATCGCTATTGTGATGAATGCGGGACACGTCCGGACTAACGAGCGCGGGCTGGAGTTAATCGGCAACGCTGAATCTTGCCGACGAGATCCATATGTCTGCCCGGCCGGTGTGCTGACTGACGGTATGGGGAACACGCATGGCGTGAAGCTTGGCACCGTTAAGTCTGACCAGCAGATCGCAGCCGAATGGGAGCGCAACATCCTTGATGCTGAGTCCTGCGTTAACCGTTACGGGAATGGCAGAAAGCTATCTGACGATACTTTCTCAGCAGCTGTATCGGTAACGTTTCGTGCTGGCTGTGGGAACATGCGCACCTCCACGATGTTCTCTCTTCTCAGAAGTGGAGACATCACGGCGGCATGCAACCAGTTCCCTCGCTGGGTATGGGGAGGCGGCAAGGTTCTGCCTGGTCTGGTAACTCGAGCAGGGAAAGAAAAGGCGCTCTGCCTGGAAGGTGTTAAATGAGCCGGTTAACAGCAATCATCTGTGCTTTCGTTATCTGTCTGCTGGTCTCCATGGCCTGGACGATTAACCATTACCGCGACAACGCCATCACCTACAAAGACCAGCGCGATAAGGCGACGGTCAGGGCCGACACATCAGAGGCGATCACCAATAACGTGATCACCACGATGAACCTCATTCGCGATATCTCACAGGCTACCCAGAATGCAAAGAACGAACTGGCCCAAAAAGGCGAAACGCGCATTGTCTACATCAGGCAGGCACTTGAAGGCGATCCGTGTGCTAACCAGCTTGTTCCTTCTGCCGCTGCTGACAGCCTGCGGGAATACGCAGACAGTTTACGTTCCGGCACCGGTGGTGCCGATAAGCGCTGACCTGACCGCAGACACACCGATCCCCGGAATGGTGGTTCCGTTCACATGGCAGGCAAGTCTCGAGTTAAACGCTCAGCTCTACACGGCGCTGGGGCAGTGCAATCTGGATAAAGCTGCAATCCGAAAAATCGAAGAGGAAAGGTAGCATGCAAAATAATCAATGCACCCAGGGTTTCGACAACCCATCCAAGTTCCGCGAGGAATGGGATAAGCAGACCCATGGGAAATAGAGCCTCATCCCTGAGGTTCTGACACAGTCTCTCCTCTGGACTTTAACCGTAGCAAATTCTCACAGCCTCGCATCGGCGGGGCTTTTTTGTATCTGAATTTCACCGCGCATCTCACGCGCACTTCACCACTCAGAACCTTTCAGGATGACCCTTGAGGATGCCGGCTGGCTGTCGGAGCCTCTGAGGGCCGGATTTCCTGTGAGACAAGGTTCATCACTAAAAGGTAATTACCGACATGACAAAACAAACCGTGAATGTCTACGGCATTTCTGTCCGGGTTGACTCCGCAGGGAGATATAACCTGAACGATCTGCATGCAGCAGCCGTTGCCAATGGTGAGGCGACAGAATCACAGAGGCCGAATAAATTCATACGAAGTGCGGCGGTAAAGCGCTTTGTTTCTGCACTGGATTCCAGAGGACAAAAATGTCGTCTGGAAGAAAATCAATCACTTAACATTGTGAATGGTGGTGTTAACCAAGGCGTCTGGGCTGCCGAGTTGTTAGCTATTCGCTATGCGGCATGGATTAGGCCTGAATTTGAAATCCGCGTTTATGAAACATTCCGGGAGGCGGTACTTAACGGCATCACCAATATGTCTCGTCTGAATCGGCTTGACCTGCTGATCGCCAATGAGACCAAAGAGGTCAGCGCATGTGCCCGGGCAATGAATAAGTGGGGCGTCGGTGGCCGCAAGAAGCTTCTCAATTGCGCTCGTGAACGGATCGTCAGCCAGATGGACCCTGACATGGTCACGCTGATGGAAGCGAAAGCGGGGTAGCCAACGCAGAATTGCGTCGGCAAATAGCGGCATTACAGAAGCCCTTCACTGAGGGGCTTAGATAATGATCTGTGTAACCCCGCAAGGATGGTGATCACATCTTGCTGACGGGTAAGCCGTAAGTGGCTAAGCACTTCTGAGAAGCAGGGCAACAGCTGCGACACGTGGAGAACGAAATGGCTACCGTTTACAGAATCACAATCACCAAAAAATCCAAAGAGTCTTTTACGGGGCTCATGACCCGCAGCCAGCCTGAGATCGTCAATGGCTATGTCGCTCTGGCAATGGATGACGGCAAATGGCGCTACTTCAGCCAGGACAGCATTGATGACTTCCTGTTTGAGCCTGTAGAGCAGCCAGCAGAACAAACGACGGAGTAATCCATGGCTAACGATGACGAGCGCAGGCCATATCCGCCAGTTAACTTCATCGCCTCCGACAACTGGCAGCCATACACCAGGCTGATCCCTGCTAACGAAGTGTATGAGTGGATAAACCGCCAAATCCTGACCGATACCGGCAGCATCCATAACCCAGACCATGGGCACCTGCTTGAAGCTGATCTGTGCTTTATGTGGGCGTCTGACTCATTCTCGAAGAAAGGGCGCTACGTTCTCGGTCAGGCTGAACAGGTAATGCTACGCGCCGGTGGCTGGCAGAAAGCCAGAATGGAACAGCAGATGCATGAATGGTTCGGTCGAATTCCGAAGTTCATCATCACGCTGGAGGCTGATTACTGCTCACAATGCAGTGACCTCGAGTTCTGCGCACTGGTAGAGCATGAGCTTTACCACATTGCCCAGGCAACCGATGATTACGGCGCGCCTAAGTTCAATAAAGAGACCGGCCAGCCAGTGCTTACACTACGCGGCCACGACGTCGAAGAATTCACTGGTGTTGTACGTCGATACGGCGCCAGCAAAGAAGTACAGGAGCTCGTTGATGCGGCCAATGCGCCAGCAGAAGTGGCTCACATCGATATAGCCAGGTC